TGTTTCTCATATTCACGGCAATTCAAGCCTTACTATTATTAATTTTCGATAGTATTTGACTAATTCTGCCTTGTGAATACCCGAACATGACCCCAATTTCGGTTTGATTGTATCCAGCGCACCACAGATACAAAATAGCTCGGTCGATGTGACCGAGCCTGTCAATTCTGCGTTGTGCGTCTAATTTATTGTCAATTGCGTCCGTGCTGCTATTCGTAGCGAACATGTCATCCAAGTTCATTCCGCCTCCGTCCTCGCATTGCGCTCAATGTACAACTGCGCCGCCTGTGCAAAGTCCGCGAACTGCTGTTTGGTCAACCACCAGGCGTGCGACCCGTGCACAATCACCTGCAACACGCCATCGCGTTCTCGCAAGCTCACGTCGCCGACTGTAATAACCTTGCTAACGTCAACCATCCTCACCTCCTCGTGCCACCTGTAACAGCGCGAAAACCATCAAGCCCACGTTCGCGCCGATGAATATGCCAACGACCAAGCCACTAACGAACGCCATTGCTCACCTCCTCTTTCTTGTCTACTCGTTCCGCCCAAGTGTCATCCACAATCCAATTGCGGTCGTGGCACTCGGACTCAATCAACCGGCGGAGGCGCGCGTACGTCAACGCCTCCACCTCGAAGCTGCCCAATCCGTCAATGTGGTGGACAGCGTAGCGCATTAGTACGACTCGTCAATTTCTGCGGGCTTCTCGCTCAAGAACCGCACGCTCTCAGCAGTCACGTCGAAGCTCGCGCCCCACGTAGAATCTTTGCGCTGGAACACTTTCGGACCGCCTTTGTCGTCTGGCGTCAACCTGCCCTCAACCAGCACGCGCGCGCCCTTTGCCAGATATTGATTGCATGATTCAGCCTGTTTACCCCACACAGTAACGTGCCACCAGGTTGTTTCGTCCTTGTCGCCATATTTGCGTGATGATGCCATGCTGAACTGCGTAACCATGTCACCCTTTGGAGTTGCGCGCATTTCTGGTTTGTTGCCAAGATTACCGATAATAATTAGCTTTTGAAACATGTTAGTTGCTCCCTTGTTGAATGATTGATCGAACAAACTCAACGGCATCGCCGCTCTTGACCTGCTTAACATCAAACTGTAATAATCTGAATCCGTGCTGAACGCACAAGTTTGCTTTTTCATAGTCACGTGTAATCCCTGTGGGTCTCGAATGTGCGCCGTTGCTCCATACGCCGCCCTGAATTTCGATGCACAAATTGGCTTCAGGATAGTAAAAGTCATATCGGTATTTCCGGTGCGGGATAATTTGCGCCTCCCGCACGTACCCGCCCAAGCCGCACGCGTCAAGCTGGAAGGCGAACAAGTCCTCAAGCTGGCTTGGCATTAGCGACCTCCACATACCTGTCAGCAGGATGTAACGATTCAGGATCGCTACCAGTCACACCGTTATCCCAGACCATCAAATAAATCCCGCCATCGTGCTTGATCTGGACTTGCCTGTTTGCGAGCGTGTCAATGTGGGTGGCGGTCCATCCTTGCGGAAGTTTGGGACCCAAGTCAGCCGCGCCAACGGTCTTGAATATGCGATAAAACTCTTTAGCATCAACTTCTGGCTTTAATCCAGTGTCGGCAACGTAGCGGTCCCAAGCGTAATAATCCGCATAACCACGCGCCTTGTATTCGGCGGCTAACTCGGTCACAGTTGGCTTGCTATCGCTACTCATTGTTGCCGCCTGACCAGCGCGCGCCACGCCAACTCCGTCCGCAGGTCGAGCCAGTCCGCGCAACTGTCGGCGTCCTCGTCGCGCTCGATCTTCGCGCACTTGTGCAGCACGCAGTACCAGTATGGCGGGAACGCGTCCGGCTTGTTACTCGACCAGTAGCATTGCGAGCAATAGCGCATCATAGAAATCTCCTCTCATAATCGACCAGCGGTGCACATGAAGCTCTAAAATCATCATCAAGCGCAATTAGATATATGCTTTTCGATCCATATGGCCACCTTGCTAAAAACCCTTCTTCGAGTAAATGGTGAAATGTTGTATGAAATGTTGTGTATCCAACCTCTAATGGCGCTGAGCGTTTATACTTTGCCAGATTTACTCTTCTACTTGCGACAACTTTCCCGTCAACAACAATGTTCATGTTTAGAGGAACGCTCCACTTGAACCTGCCATCGTTATCACCGCATCCACTAAGAAATTCAGCACAAACACCTTGAGGAAGGTTTTGTAATTTATTGTTATTTTCTTCTTCCTCACTATCGCCAGACGGCTCATAACCAACAGGTATTTCAACCATGACCATCTTTCCCATAACAGCCCATGAAAATATTGCCGCATAAGTAATCAAATGTGGGGGTGTAATAAAATTACTTCTTGAATACTGCCCATAAATCCACGAATTACTGTCATGGATTTGTACTAATTTTTGGCAGTGTGCGACAACTTCCCATACAGTTTTTGCCGAATCACCATCAGTAATCATTTCGTCAAAATGCTTTTGCGCAGCTTGGTCAATTATGTTCATCGCGCGCCTCGCTTCGACCAGGCTTCGTAAGTGCCAGCCTGAATAGTCGCGTCGTACTTGGTCGGCTTCGTGCCATTCCTGCCTTCGCGCTTCCAACGTTCCAGAATGCTGTTGACATAGCCGAACGTCTTTCCCTTGCCAGTCGCTTCGACAATCGCGTCACGAACCCAGCCGGCAGAGTAAAGGTTGACCGCGCTGTCTATGGCTGTGGCAATGCGTTCTGTGACCGGCGTTATGGATTCCATTGCCGCGTAAAGATCAGGATTTTTTCCAGAAAAAGCAGCAGCTGGTTTAATCTTTTCTTCTTCTGTTCTTCTGTTCTTCTGTTCTTCTGCTTCTTGGTAACGACCCGTTACATCTGCGTTACATTCTCGTTTCATTTCCGTTTCATTTTCGTTACCTTTTTCGTAACGCTCCCTCATTCTAAAATCCTTAATTCGTTTCATCTGGTCAACAGGTTCGTTACGTTTCTTGAAGTTAGTAACCAACCATTTTCCGGCTTCGTACTCGGTAACAATTCCAACCTCAGCGATCTTGGCGAGGTCGATGTTGATGCTTGCAACGGGCTTATTTAGTTGCCACGCGATTGTGCTAACGTCTGGCAACAATCCCTCTTCGCCATGTTGACCGGCGATTAGGAACAACTCAATCACCCTGCGCCACAAGCGGTCTGGCAACATCCCCATCTTCGGGTCGCGGAGTATGTCAAACCACAACTTCATCCAGTAGTTATTCTTCATACTACCCACCGAACAATCCCGTCTGCATCGTCAATGCCGCTTGCTTGTTGAGTTCCAGCGCGTTCGGCACTTTGGCGGTCAATAGCGCATTTCGGCGCGTGTAGAGTGCCTTCTGCCGACTGTCCAGATCACCCAGAACGCGCCATCGCTCCTCTTCGTTGGCGATGATCCAGCGCCCTGCAATGCCAGCATGAGCGCCGATTGGCCAGCCGTACTCAACCACCAACGTTTCCAACATGTCGCGCACTTGGCGCTCACCGAAGCCGACCCGCGCCGCTAACTTCTCAAGCCGGACAGCGTTCTCTTCGCCAACGTGCTCTGACATGCAAGCTGCAACCAGGCGGATGTCGGCTTCCTTGATTTCTGCGGATTTCAAGCGGTAAAAGTCGGCAGGGTTCATTGTTATTCCTCCCATTTATCCGCCAATTCACACCACGCTTTGACACTACTCGGCAATGTGATTCCCCAAGCTCCCATTGCAGACATTGCATAAGCATTTACAATCTTGTCGCCAATTGCTATAAGTCGTTTCATGGTTGTTTCGAGCTCAGCATTGCGGGCTTGCAGGGAGGCGATATGAGATAGCAGTTCTGTCGAGGTGGTCACTACAACGCTGTTTTCACAACGCGGACAAACAGCCGTGCCATCATCTTGAATTTCAGCTTCCACAAACTTGTTACATCGTGGGCACGTGAATCTTCTTCTATCGTTCACCTCTCCACCCCCACTGGCCACGGCGCGTCGTAGTAAGCGCACACGCGGTTGGCGATTTCCTTGCCACTGCCGTCAACGAGCGGCAATTCCTTCGAGTGCGTGATCGTGGCGGCTGTTCGTTGCTCGCCGAACTGGTACAAGCCTTCGGTGCAGTCCTCGTGTTGAAAGCGGAAGCGGCTCGGTTCAGGTGGGGCAGCTACGATGCAGCTGCCCATCATCTTGTCCGCGTGCCTTCGCCAGTTGGTGCAGGTCAAGCAGGTTCGGCGGCGGTTCATTTCAGCCCCCGCACGCTCACGCTCGGATCGCCAACAACTTTGAATTGCAGAATTTCAGGATGCGCGGCGGCGTAACCGTCAAGCGATTTTGTATCCCAACTAACGCGCCCTTTGGCATAAACGAACTGGTGATAATCACCTTTTACAGTCGCTCCTTCCGTAATCACCACCTGCTTGATGGCGGTTTCTAACTCTGCCTTACGCTCTTGCACGGCGGTTAATTTGGGCTCAAATTCAGCCTCGATTTCGGCGATTTTGGCTTTGATCTCAGGTGTCAAAACGGAGTCAATTAGCGTCTGTTTCTCGGCTGTGATTGTGGCAATCCCAATCACCATGTCGCTGTATTCGTCAATCGCAAGTTTGATGTTCATGAGATTTCGCCGCTTCTGCGTGCCGCCAAGATCGCCTTGCTCGCCGCTAACTTGTCCTCGTAGACTTTCTTGTCCTCAGGGTTCAAGTTGTTGTTCTTGAGCGCCTTGTTGATACCAAGTTGCATCGCCTGAAGCTTCTCGCTTGGCAAGTCGGCGTACTTCACGCCCTCGCTGTTCGTCTGGATCAGCGCGCGTTCCAGTGTCATCACCGGCGCTTGTGAATCTTCAACCTTTTTCTGAACTGGCGCGGCTGTTGGTCGTGGTGCTGCGTTGCCGTCACCGTCCTCATCGGCGTACATTCCCAGAATAGCGGCTAAGCTGTAGCGCCTGAGATAGGTGATGATCGAGCCAGCCACTTGCGCTGAACTCTTGCCTTTTTCGTCTACCATCGCCATTGAAAGCGTGGTGCTGATATACTCGCCTGACGCGTGCATAAGAACGGTCTCAACGCCGATCTTGTCTTCCTCAGAATAAACTAGTTGGCTGACTGCCAGCGCGTGCTTTGCCATAATCGGCTGCGCTGTTTCGATAAGAGCGCCCAAGTCGGCATACTTGTTTTTCAAGAATGGGTTGGTCGCGTTGAACTTGACAGGCGGCATCTCTGCCTGTGCTTTGGCTAACGACTCTGCTAACTTTACAATCGACTCGCTTTTGTTCATGGTATACTGTCCTTTCATCGTTAGAATGTTTTGATTATGGAATCGGCGGACGTGTCTGCGTTCGCCTTTTCTAATGCCTCAGGATAAAATCGCGCTTTGTTGGTTGGCGACCAACCGTGCAAGCCAGCCTCGTCCCACGGAAAGCCCTGCAATGCTTCGACCTTCCACATCGGAACGCCGCGCGTGTCGTAACAGATCGCCACGACCTTAACCTCAACCTTGCCCTCGAAATTGCGTGCCGGCGCGTAGATAGTCATCGGATACGCTCCTTCTCTTCGAACACGCCGCAGATAGCCGCCAGCGCCACGAACGGCGCGCCGACTACTGTTACCATCAAGATAAACGCTAATGCTTGTTCCATCACAGCCTCCATTTCAGAAAGGGATAGTGTCCGCTTCACGTTCTTCAGCGGTCTCAACGTGCCCGCAATGCCAGCACTCGCGGCTCGCGGTCTTGTACGTGTGTGTGCAATTCGCCTGGATTTCGGCAACCTCTTCGTTCGTGCCGGCTTCGGCTATGGCATTGACGACCATCATGTGATAGCGCCAGTCGTCGTTGGTATCGAGAATGGTGTGCCCGTCCATTAGCGCGCCTCGTATTCAGCCCAGGCGCGTTCAATCTGCAAACAAATGAACGCTGACCGGTTGCCTTTCGCCATAACATCTAATCGGACTAACAGATCAGGTTTTATGGTGAAGGCGGTTACAATTTTTCTTGTTAGTCTTGCGGTTTGTTTTGTCATTCTGCCTCTATTCTTTGTTTGTAATCTCGTTTATTGACTTCTAACTATTATTATATGCAATTGCCAACGTTTGTCAAGAGGTTAAACAACATTGGTTTTAAGTTGCTATAATATAAATATGAGTACGTTAGGAAGTTGGTTAGAACATCAATATCTGGAATGGCAAATGCGCCACGGACGGATTTCTCTGGCGAAGTGGTCAGATTTCTTGGGCGTGGATAAAACCTACCTGAACCAATTAATGAATGGTCGGCGTGCAAGCGTCACCATGCAGACCGCTTATCAGATCGGTGAGCGGCTTGGCGACTTCAGCATACTGGAAGTGTTAGGCTATCCCGTGCCGGACGCGCCCTTGATCGGCTTGGCGGATGATGAGCGCGCGGTCGTGCTCGGTTGGCTGGAGTACGTAAAGACGCAGTTGGATAGCGTGCCGGAAGCAGAACGAATGGCGACGTTGAAAGCGATCTTGGACGGGTTGCCAGATGCGGATACAAAGGCGGATTGAGATAAACGTTTCAAGGTGTTGGCCCTCCCAAACTGATTATAGCACAACCGTTCTAACTTGCAAGGCTGCAATAATGCTGGTTTCGCCAACAAACCACCTGACGCGCAATATTGGCAACCACCTGACGCGCGGCTCAACGAGAGGACTCGCGCCTATAGCTCAATGGATAGAGTCCCTGACTTCGAATCAGTACCACACACGCCGCTATTGTCGTGCCCGTACCTGTGGCGGTATAGTGCGCGCCGAACCGCCAGATATACCGGATTATTATGTCTAACACGAATAAAGCTCCGCAATCCAACCCACTGACGCACGCAATCGCGGACTTCTTGAACGACCGCCGCTCCAGCCAACTCTCACCGCGCACGATTGAGTTCTACACCGACGAGCTGCACGCTTTCGCTTCAAGCGTTGGCGATCCTGAATTGATTGACTTGTCGCCAGATCATATTCGTGCTCACCTGCTCACGCTTGCAGAAACAAGGAACGCCGGCGGCATCAATGCCCGTTTCCGTGCAATCCGCGCCATGCTCAATTGGTGCTGGCAAGAATACGAGCTGAACCGGCGCAATCCAATCAGCCGCGTCAATCCGCCTAAAGTCCGCAACGAACCGCTACCTGGCGTCAAGATTGCGGACGTGATGAAGATGCTCACCGCTTGCCGCTTCGGTCGGTTCGCCGTGCGAGATACTGCGTTATTGTTGTGCCTGCTTGATACTGGCGCGCGCCGATCTGAATTTCTGGCTATGAATTGGTCTGATATTAATCTGAGTTCTGGAGATATCAGAATTAGAGCCGGCAAGGGCGGTAAGTCCAGGAACGTCCACGTTGGCAAGCGAACATCTAAAGCGCTCCGTGCCTGGTCACGCATCGCACCGCAATCCAACGCGGTCTGGACCTCCGAAACTGGCGACCGCCTGACTGTTTCCGGCCTGCGTGAGATCGTGCGCCGACGAGCTGCTGGCGTTGGCTTGAAAGCGCCAGGCTTGCACGACTTCCGACGCGCTTGCCTCTTGGGGATGCTCCGGAATGGCTGTGACGCGGTGACGGTCAGCCGGTATGCCGGTCATGCTGACGTTCGTGTCACCTTGCGTTACCTTGCACAGACCGATGAGGATCTGCATGACGCGCACGTAAAAGCCAGTCCAGTTGATTGCTGGTAGGTAAATATTCACACTGCGAACATCGGCGCGGATTTAAGCCGTTTTTTGCCCGCTAACAACCAACTGGCAATAATTAGTCGGTTGCAGTTTGCAAGGAACAATCGAGTTTTTTCCGTTACAAGCGAAACCCGAAAAGTACGGAATAAAATCGCCGTAATTCTCGGAATGGCGCTCCGAATATTCCGTAATCTGAGTTCTCAGAATCGCACGAATATCGGCTGTTTCCCAATATAGCCGATGTTGCAGCAATGGGTAATAGACACGAAACGTCTATCGTCTTGAATGTACCGCAAATGTCTATCACGGAAAACCACAAGAGTCTATCATGAGTTTATCGGTTATAGTCGAAGAAACAGCCCAAATCACAACAATCTTCGGTTATAGTCGAAATCAACCCGTGACAAATTGGTCGGGTTTGAAATTTTGCAGTAATTCCCTCGCGCGTTTTCTGCTATGACAATCTCGTCCGCTATCGTACATGTCTCTGATGTTGTCTTTTGGTGTACCAGCGTATAAGTGCTCAGGGTTTACGCATGATGGATTATCGCATTTGTGACAGACAAGCAACCCATCTGGAATCGCACCTTTGAAGTGCTCATATGATAAACGATGCGCTTTAATTCTTTTTCCGTCTACCCCCCTCACAACTCCATATCCTTTTGCGTCAGTCTTAAACATGTAATTCCAACAGCCATCGCTATCGATTCTAATTCTGTTTAATAATTTTTCTATTGGAGTAGGCTTGTCAAAACGTCCGTGCCTTAAAAATCTTACGTAGTGCATTGAACAATATTTTCGTTTTTGCTGTGTTTCTTTTTCGCACCCGTCAATCTGACATATTCCATTATTTTTAGATGGTCTGCTCATGTAAGCCTCCTTAGTGCTTACAGATATTATACCATAATTGAAATCATTACAAAACTTAAGCAGTTGCCTCCAGGTTGATGCCAACCGTCCGATAGTTTCGGACATTCCGCACAATGAAACCGCGCCAAGTCGCACATTATGCTGATCATAATCACGCTTCTAATCGCTTCTAATCGCTTCTTATCACATTATTCGTTGGAGTTATGTGCTGGCGCTCACGTTTATCATTTGATAAATGTGAACTGGTAATTAGGATAAACCTAACATCCAGTTCAAAGGTGAGCATTATTCAGACTTATGGACGAAATTCGCGATTATTGGTACACATCCGCGAACTTATGTGTACTTTCCGGCGTTATTGTTACATGACGGCGCGGTCATTGTAAGTTTTACGCTTATTCTTTCAATGATGTAAGCGGCTTTGAAACATTCTATGTAACCGAACTGTCACTTTTGTACCAGTATCGTGACACAAATAGTAACGAAACTTGACTTTCGTACTCGTTTCATCAGCGAAGTTAGCCCCATAGTAAAGCGAACAGCCCCCACGTGGGAGGCTGCTCATATGCCCCGAATTGGTCCGCTTCTGCGAGAGGCGTATCGGGTTCGGTTGCGTTATCTTATCACTTCGGCTAACTTGCCGCCTTGTTCTTGTCCGTAGCGTACCAGCCGCCACCCTTGAAGTGCACGCCGACCGGAAGCCACACGCGCTCCATCAACTCGCGGCACTCGGAGCAGACCGGCTCCTCGCGCTCCTCCACGTCGTAGGGCTGGCGCATCTCGATCACCTTGCCGCATTGCGAACACTTGTAGACGTAGGTTGGCATCAGGCGACCTCTGGTGCGTGGATTACAGGCTGAACGGAAATCTGGCACGATAGTTTCTTCGGACCGCCACGATCTAATCCGTTTTCAAGCACTTTCAACTTGACGAACGCGCCGCCCAAAGGCTTCGGTATCATGCCCTTCTCAACCGCCCAACCAGTAGAGCCATCGCCATAATCCTGCTTGTAACCAGGCGTGCGGATGTGGTGTGTGGTGTGAAAGACCAACTTGCCAGCGTCCGAGATTGTCTCGCTGATTACGGGCACGTAATATGCGTTGTGATTGTGACCGTTTAAGATTACATCCGCATCCTTGATATAAACCTGCTGACGGCTTGCGTGGCCAATGCCTTTGGTCATCATACTCTCACCGCCGAATCCGTGATGGTACTTGACCTTGACGCTCAGCCTTCCGCCTTGCGCCCCACGTGATAGCAGAAACCTCACCCAACCGCCATAACCGCCCTGCATAACCTGTCCGCCGTGTTCGATGTTGAGTGAGTAGACCAGTCTGTCAATCAACGAAATAGAGGCGTTTTTCAGCACTGACGTTTCGTGGTTACCTGGAGTAATCAACATCAAATTATTGGCGAAAGGTGCTAACAACCTTGCGGTGTCCTTGACCACGAAGTCATAATAATCTTGCCGTCTGTATTCCGGTCTCAATTCATCCAGTGATCGGCGCGGATCAAACCTGCCTTGCATCGCGTCAAACACGTCACCGAAGATGAGGATTTTCGCGCCCCTGTCTTTGGCTTCGGTAAAATCCTCAAGCATGCGGTCCCGATTACAATCAATACTGTCAATGTGCAAGTCGCTTGTCACGAATAGAAGATGCTCCGTATTGCCGCCGGAATAGTCAATCCTTGCGGTAGTGACCGCCCCAAGTTGCACCGTCTCGAACATTGCCGATCCTAAACCGGTTAGGGTGTCGGTCATGCGAGATTCGAGTGAACGGCGAAGGTGGTTTTGCTCGAATAATACTTGCTCGTGCCAATCTCAACGTAAGCCTGGACCTGCCACGTGCCCGCCTGGTCAATGTCAGACGCAGCGGTCGTGTAGGTCAGCTTGCCATCCGTGCCGTCGGTCGTAAACGCAGCGGTCTTGTTGACCTTCGTGCCGTCCGGCTTCATGAAATAGAACGTCTTGACCGAAGCGGTTGAGATGTTGACCGCCGTCGTGCCGTCCGTTTCGGTGACTGTCAAAGTTAGAACAGTGCCAACGTCGCCAACGTGAATGATTGTGTCTGCCATTACAGCTCCTCTAACTCGGAATAAGTATCGGTAATTGATCTATTCATAACCGCCGAATTATTGACCGCCAGATTGAGCATGACCGAGCCGTTCCAGAACTCGGCGTGCGTAAAGAGCGTGACAACAATCGCCAACGGCCATGTCAGATCAGGCCATGAGTAGGTTGGGAACGACCCCTTTGGGAACGCGCTTATTTCCGCCATCTCTTTACACCGTCAATGTCACCGCAGAACGGTTGCCGTTCGCGTCAACTGTTTCGACAATCACATTGCTGGTATCATCCACACCGCGATAGGTGATCGAAGTCGTACCGCCGCCAGTTGCCTTGCCAGCCACTTTCGCCGCCAGCACCTTCAGCAATTGCCGCATCGTGTACGAGCCAACAACCGCCTCATCCAGAATAGCGTCAACTCCGGCTGCGGTCAGTGCCACGCCCGTGTTCAGGTTGTCCAAGTATCCGGCGCGAGCTGCGGTCAATCGCGTTTCGAGGTCGTCCACGTTCCCAGCAATAGTTGTGATCGTCGCGTTATCCGGCGCGGTGTAGTTAGCCGCCAAGAGTGGCGCTGTTGGGATTGCGTTGACGCTCGTCTGCGTTGCCAAGCCGCTCACGTCCGCCTTGTAATCGTTGATGGTCTCGGAAGGCACAACCTTCTGATTTTTCGCGCCGAATGAACCAGCCGCAACGTGGTCGGCAATGGCTTCGTTCCAGACCTGATCGACAATCTCGTTCACCGCGTCATCCGCAAGCCCCGCCGCCTTGAGTACCACCCCGTCCGTGCCAGTGTCGGCAAGAATGTCCGTGACCGCCTTACTAAACGAGCCAGCCGAAGTGTGTCCGCTTGTGGCTTCGTCCAGAACCGCATCGGCAATCACAGCCGCAGTTACGCCAGCCAGTTCGAACCAACGCGTTGACCAGTCGGGTGTGGAAGTGTCGCCAGCCAAACCGTCCACGTAGACGGTCAGCACATCGCCGTTCCTGACCGTAATCCAGCCGGATTGTCCTGAGATAGCGGTAAGCCCTGAAGCCGCCGCCATCGTAGTGATAGGCAGGATGCGGTATGCCGAGCCAGCGCCGCCGATCTGTCGCGTGACGTACATAACATAGTCGCCATTGCCAGCCACTTGGTCAATCGAGATGTCGCACATAACCAGCTTGTCAGCAGTGGCAGTATACGCACCAACAGCGGTCGCCGCGCTAATGTCTACATTCGTGCCTGTATCTGTTTCAATGTGCGTAAAGACTGCCATAATTTACTCCTGTTAACCGCAACGAGAAAGTAGTTGCGAGATAAAACTTGCGCCCTGAAGCTCCGCGTTTGCGCTGCCCCACAGATTGTAGATTGCCTCCGCCTGTTCTGCGTTCACGCCGAGATAGCCAGACAGCGCGGTGAAGTCGCTGCCCAATGCCACTTGGTCTAACACGAGCTTGAGGTTGTTCCAGTCGTCCTTGACCCGCCGAAGCGAGTCGATTGCCGAGCGTGCCTGACTGGATATTCTGCTTGCGCTTGTTGAGATGTCGATGTATGCTGATGCCATAATAGTTCCTCCGATTAGATTAATAGGTTGTCCATTTAGTGTTTAGATAGGTTTCGACCGTGCCTCTGTCTGTGTCAGACAAGGCGGAGTTGTAAACAATAACCTCTCCGATATAACCCACCATCAAATCTACCGTGGCTGAAATAACAGACTGTCCTACAGACAGCTGTGCCGCACCCGATTTCGGAGTGCCGGTTGTGCCGACAGAGCTTCCAGCACTCCCATTAACATAGGCTATAATTGCTGACGTACCTCTAACCGCACTCAGTATGCTAAATCCATCTACATAAGCGCTCTTGCCCGCCACAAATACACCACCAACAGTATTAAATGTGACTGACTGTAAATAGCCTGTTGTGGTGTTATAACGCAGAAATTGTGCGAGGCGTGTGGCTGCGGAATTATCTTGAGTTAATACTCCATGAATAGATGTTAAGTTTGTTGCTTTTGTCACAGCGAAAGCAGTCCACGACCCATTAGCGTTGACAATCTCACAACTTGCATTTAATAACGCATCATCTCCGTCATAATAACTTACGCTTAATCCGTTCTGGATTCCTGTTTTATAAAGCGGTCTTTTTGAGCTTGTTGCTTGCGCCACATTGAACCCGTTCCCACTTTTATCGTTTGTCTGATAAATAGCCTGTCCATCTGAACTCACTTTTGTTGTGCCAGCATCGGTAAACATAGTGTCGGCATCCGCAAAGTCAAGCCAAAACGTACACCCCGATATATCCGTTGGCGACCATGCCGCCGAACTCACCGCCGCCTGACTTTTAGGCTGGAACGTTGGCGATAGAACGCGCCCGAATGTTGAGCCGAATGTCATGCTTGCCTCCGATAACTTACCACTCTGAATATCCACCGAACGGGGTCGCCGTACTCGTTCCGGAACGAACCGAGCGTGCCTGTCCACGGGTCTGCCATCCAATAGTCGTCGTCGCCGCGCTTGCCGACGATCAACACGTAGTGGTCGTTGATGACGCTGGTACTCGGCACGAAGTCCACGTGCACAATCACCGGCTCGCCCCTGCCTAAGCAAGCGTCAATCTGCGAGAGTGGCGCTGGTACGTTCAGGCAATCAACCCAAGTTGAAATTGACATGTTCGGCACTCTGCCCCACCAAAGCAGGTTGCCCTTGTCGTAGCCATTGTTATTGGTCAGGTATGCGTTCAAAGTCGCAGGGTCGATGTCCGCGCCATAGAACTTCATTACCATAGCGCAACACGTAATCAGACAGCCGTTCCAGCCGATGGTCGTTGACGAAGTGCCTAACTTGTTGTTCTTCCAGCGTGGGTCGTTCTGGCTGTAAGGCTCAACTGCCAAAGTACCGCTCGGTGGTGGTGTCGGCGGTAAGTTGGTAACACGCTTGATGTACTTCGTGCTTACCCAGGCGTTGACACGCGCCCAATCGCCAGCCTCTTCGTAGACCGTCACCTTGTTGCCGATGTTCAGCTTGCCGATGATAGTACCACCTGCTGATGCCCTGACATTCAACACGCCAGCCGTGACAGAAGCCTCGTAAGGCAAGCCGACTGGTTCAGGTTCGGGTTCAGGCTCGGGTGTTGCATTTACCCAAGCGTCAAACTGTTCCTGCGTGCCATAGAACTGGCTCAAATCCACGCCCCGTGCGTAGCCAGAGATGCGCCCTGTTTCCGTGCCGTGATTCTGCCAGAGCCAATAGCCATTCGCGCCTTGCGGAAGCCACGGAGTTGAAGCGCCGTAATGCGCAACCCACAACTTGTAATCGTTGTAGTAAGGCGTGCTACCCATAATGCGTTGCCACTGCACCTTGCTGGTATAGATGCCGGTCACCACTTCATCCAGCGCCATTAGGTACTGGTCAACGGTTGACTTCGTCAAAGGTTCAGCGTTGTTCTCAAGCTCCACATCCGCCCAGAAACCGAGCTTGAGCGTCTTGCCGTTGATAGCGTTCATCGCCACCCCAACCTGTTCGGCAAGTGGCTGGTACTCGGTAATGAACTGGTACGCCCCAACCGGAACGCCGCGCTTCGTGAACTCGGCATAGTGACGCTCGAAGGTAATGTCCGCGCCTTGCCAGCGATTAGGAACGCCGGAGCCGTATGCCGCCCTGATAATAACACCTGAGATGGCGGCAGACATGAGGTCATAATCTATACTGTCAGGCGACTGGTAGTAAGAAATATCGAGTATTGGTTTCATAACAGATAGCCCCATATTTCCATTAATACTTCTGTGGCATCCGCATTGGCAACCGTGACGCTGATGTCGCCATTAGCATCACAAGGAACAATGCCAGACCATATTTGAAACATCGTGTCGTGTGCGTAGACAATTCCAGCGTAGCGAGTCGCACCTAAAGGTCTAATGAGCATATATGAGGATTTCGAGCCTGCCGCCCATTTTACGCGGAAGAACACTAACACCGCCTTGATACTTACTGGCGCACTGAACACGGCTGAAGTGTCAATCGTTGTCGTACCAACCGCAACGGTATCATCTCCACTCCATGAGGTTGAGGTTAGCGGAGTGGTGAGCATGACCCAGCGTGGCGTTTCCTTGACCTTCAACCGCTCGACTTCACGCTCCAGACTGGTTAGCCGCTTCAGCATCGTTTCGTCAAAGTTGCTCATAACTCGCCTTCCAGTTTGATGTCCAGTTGCTCGCCGCCATCTTGGTCAACTTTCACCCGCACCGCCTTGACGTGACAGTCAACGAAAAAGCCAAACGCCTCCACGCTCAACACATCGCCAAACCAATAATGGATGCCGTATTGCATGCCCGGCGTGTCGTGCAATGTGCCGGTCAATAATTGGCGCGGCTTGAACTCCTCCAACGCCGCATCACCATCGGCTTGCAATGAAGCGGTCGTGGAGTCGTCGCGGGAGTCCTTCATATATTCGCGCCTGTTCCACTTGCTTGCGCCAACCCGTGCGGTGTTCGTTCTGGTAACTAACGCCCTCGTGGCTTCCTCGCCTTGCCCTGCAACCAATACAACGTTGCGCTCATCCGCGTGGTACGTGCCGAACGTGGCCTGTGACAGGTTGCCATACTGTTTGCCGACTAAGCGCGGATCGCCAGACGAACGCCCGTGATTCTGTCCACGCTGCCCCGTGTAGGTGCGAAACTCGAACGTGCCCGGCGCGGTTCTGACGGTATCGAAGCCAACCCACGTACCGCCCTCGTTCGCCAGTTCTGCCAACTCCTGAATGACCGATAATACTGGTCTATAAGCGAACGCTTTCGTGATGCTTGCACCGCCAGCCCCTAAGTCAGGCGCGCATGTTAGCTTCGTTCTGTTCGTGCCAGCCGTTGCGCCCAACTGCTCCTCCACGACTGCTTTCATCATGTCATCGGGATAGTCGGTCTTGCTTGCCCCTGCGCTTCCGGCGTAAGCCCACACGATAGCCGTGTCAAGCAACCAGTTGGCATCGGTAGCAGTCAAGCGAATATACTCCGCCCCGTCACCGTCCGCCCAAAACTCCCAGTTTTGCAGGAAGTAAGCCGTCTCGTTCTGCAACTCCAGCACGCCCCTTTTTTCCCTCCATACCTCGAAGATGTCGCCAACCGCAAATTGGTCGTACTGCATAAGCGCACGTGGCATATTAATAACCAACGAGCCGATGCTGTTCTGCACCTTAACGTACTCCAACATATTGAACGCCTGAATTACCCCTTTGCGAACGCCCTCGTGCGTGTACCAGACTGCCTCGTATCTCATAGCAACGCCCCGTCAAGCCCCCAAAATTGCGGTGTCCATTGAATAAACGCGCCTGAACCGGCTACAGGATCACTGTCAGGATAGAACAGCGAAATATTATTATTGCCCGGCTTCAAATAAAAATCGCCATAATCGCTGCCCGGCACAACATAGCGCATCAGGTTGCCCCTGCCAGACCATCCGCCTTGAAACTTCAGGTTGAGCGGGTCGAAGAATAAGTTGATCCACTCGCCAGCCAACAACGTTAAGCCGTCAAACGCGATTGTTTTGCCCGTGCTGTAATTCGTGATTGCCTTGAGCGTGCCCGGTCCGTGTACCTGCATAAACGGATACGTGTTCGCTGACGCGCTTGCCACGTTCAGGTTGAGCGCCACCACGCCGGTTTCGGCGTTGACGTCCGGTGTTTCCCCTGCGGTTGAGAACGCGCCGCCGATGTAGAGCGAGCCGTCAGAGGTGGGTAAGATTGAGTAAACTATGCCAGTGCCCGGCAAGTCAATGTCGAGCGGTATCCACGCGCCATTAGACCAGATTGCTACTCGGTCTGTAAGTGTCAAACCGCCGGCGGTTGTAAAAGCTCCGAATACATACACTTTGCCGCTGTTTACAGTTAAGCCATAAACAACGTTGTTTATGCCCACGCCTAACGCTTCCCATGAAGCGCCATTCCAACGCGCAATGTAATCAGCATCAGCAATGCCACCCGCATTGGTAAAAGAACCTCCAACAAGTAAACTGCCATTATTGTCAAAAGCAAGCGCTTGGACAAAACCGCTTGTGACTAACTCAACCGTTCCAACTCGGTTAAACGCTGTTCCGTTCCAGTAGCATAAATAGTCGCCATAAGTACCGTCGGCGTTGGTAAAAACCCCTCCGACATAAACATTGTTGTTCGGCGCAAGAGCAAGTGTTAATACCCAATTATTAAGACCGGTCGCAAGTGCGCTCCATGCTGTTCCATTCCATTTTGCAATGTACGCTGTATTTGCTACCCCGCCAATACTGGTAAACTGTCCTCCAGCATAAATATCGCCGTTCGGAGCAATTATAATTTTTCTCACGGTGCTTTGCGCGCCTGTTCCAAGCGCAGTTGTTGTTCCATCAGCTACACTAATTTTGGCAATATAGTCACCCTCCGCGCTTCCTAAATTAGTGAATAAGCCACCAATATATAAATCACCGGCCGCGTCAAATGCCATACAATATACGTGTTCATTAATTACGTGAGGTGCACTTCCAGTTACTACCGCCTCCCATGCTGTTCCGTTCCATCTTGCCAAGTAATCTGCCTCTGCTACTCCACCGGCATTTGTGAACGTGCCTCCCACGTAAATCTTGCCATCTGGCCCTTCTGCCATGCAAGAAACTTGACCATTCAGCCCGGTAATCAAACTCGCATAAGCCGCGCCAGTCCACTCGCACCAGTTGCCACTTGGATCACGTTTGACAATGAATTCAGCCGGAAAATCCGCATACAAGTCGAGCTCCTTGCCTTCTTGGTACGCGCCCTGAAGTAAGCCGCTTGGCACGACGAAGTTGAGCACAGCCCTCTGATGCGAAGGCAAGTCAGGCGTGTCAACAAGCGAGTCGGACAAGGGCACGCACACGATGTCGACAGGGTTCGTCGCCTCGTCGCCGTTCGCCGCGAAGCCCTGGTAGCGGATGATCCTTTGTTCGTGACCACGATAAGATGTCCCCATATTGATACCAAATTGTTCAGGCGTTTCAACATTGCTCAACAGGTCTGGCCTGAGTGCATCTATCAACACCTTGCGGTTCGCCTCAATTGCGCCCAACGTGTCGCCGATAAAGTCAACCACAATCGAGAATTGCCGCGACTTACGGATGTGAGTCTGGTACATATCGCCGCCAGAAGTCATCTTGGTCAGCACTTGATTCCAGTCGCCATGCCCCAAGCCGGTCACGCTCACGACTTCGCAGTAGGTTGACAGGTCAATCAGCTCGCCGCCCAAGCCAGTCAGCGCCGAACGCTCTGATGGCGAATTGCGGATTGCGCCAGTCCAGCGACAGCCAGCCGTGTAACCGTCGAAGAACGTGGTTGCCTTGCTCGCTTGCTCGAATTGCGCGCCGTCAACGTAATAAGCGGCAGTCGAAGCAACCGCGTCCCTGATTACGTAGACTCGATAAGTCGCCACCGATTCCGCCGCCGTGTGAGTGACTTCCACCCGTTGCCAGTAACCTGTCGCGGCAAATTGCTTAGTCGCCTTGACCGAAGATCCGTCCGAGTTCGTGATCGTAATGCGCATCGCTTGTCCAGCCACGCCCTTTACGTCAACCGAGAATGTGTAAGGCAACGTGTCAACCACCGTCATTGCGCCGATATACGCGCCACTCGCCACGCCGGTCGCCGTGTTGACCTTGAGCGAGTACGCCCCACGCCGCGCCTCATCAGGATGAGATGCGATGGTCACGCCAGCGCCAGAAGCCGTCCAGCCGGTTATAAATTCTGGACCAGCGAACGACGGGTTCTTGATTTGGTTCACGCCGGCTTTCGGCTTGACAATCCAGAATTTCTTATGTGCCAAAACAGGTGCTGTCATGCCCACGCCTCCATCAATTCAAACGCCGACCTTACGTCCGCCGGATTGCTGCTGGTCGGCATAGTCAGGTTGTAAACGTTGCCGCCCTTCCTGCTGCTGGTTATGCCGCTCATCGCTTGCGCCACCGCCCGTCCGATCGCCTCAGGGTCAACCGCCGCCTGTCCGCCGTACAAAGCCTTCGCCAGTGCCCGCTCCGCATCCGCCCTGGACAAGACGAACCCGTCTGCCGATGGCACGAACACCTCGCCGCGATAGCCATGCTCCTGCCAGTTGTAAGGCTGCCCCGCGTTGACCGAACCGCCAACGGCACGGTCGTTTAGTGAATAGTCATAACTGCCAGAGTCATAATAAGTTCTTACAAATATGCGTTGTTCTTTGTCAAGCAATGAATACTGTTGCATAAAATCGAGCGTTGCCATTGCCGCCGCGCCATCAATTATGATGTTGCCTGTTTTGTCATCAATTTTGTAACCATTAATTACATCATAGGCTTCGCCGTAAGCTTTAATCGCGGCATTTTTACCTTCCTCAGACATCATCCCCATTGCTACCGCCATGTCTAAATACGCGGCTAACTCGGCTTCGGTCACGCCACCAACGGCAATCGTGGCTTCGAACATGTCAAGCACTACCATTTTTGACATTTCATCCAAACTGCCATACAAGCCTTCAATTTTGCCAGTGAGTTCGTCGATTTCTTTTTTGTTCTTTACTGCGCCATCGCTAATGAGCTGCGTTTTCTTCGCTTCGAGTTCGGTTATTTCTTCGGTTATGTCTGAGTATTCGTAAGCGTAATCAATGATGCCCTTGTAATTGCCACCGACCGACGTAATGTTCGCAAGTTCCGCATTCATCTGTGCTTGTGCTGCGGCGGCTGCCAAAGCCTCTTCACTCAATAAACCGTTGGCGGCGGCGGCTTTTTCGACACTGGTGGCAGCTTGAGCGGCTGCAATGGACTGGTTTATCAAACTCTCGGCAGTGGTGTCAACCGCTCCACCTGTCTCTGAATATTGAGTCTTAAGTACTTCAAGCGTGCTTGTTAGAAATTCTGTTGATTCGGCAGTGGTTTTGTTTTTGGCATACGCCTCTTTCATTATGGCGTTATATTCTTTGCCTGTTATTTCACCGGCATCTTTCAACGCCGAAGCCAGGTCGCCAACTTCGCGCCGCATGTCTGAGATTGAACTGCTATCACTGAATTGGTTTAGCAGGTCTGTTACAACAGGAATGACTTCAGTTCCAACCTTAGTAATAAACCCCTGCCATGCGTCAGTTAGATTGTCGACCGCGACCTCATAAGCGCGCGCGTCCGCCACTGCCTTGCCGGATAGCACAAGTCCGGTTGATTCAGCGGCATCGCCTAACTTCGTGATGCCTTCCGCGCCTAATTCCATAAGTGGAGCTAAATCCGCGCCAGCCTTGCCGAACGTGTCCAGCAAGAAACGAGTGCGCTCAATCGGGTCTTGAATCGACAGGTATTCGTCGGCAAGCGCACCCATGCCTTCAATCGTTGGGTCAATGCCATTCTTGATTGCGATGGTCATGCCCTTCTCAAGCGTACCAAAACTTATGCCAACATCGTCCGCCGCTTGAATGAGCTTGCTCGTGTCTTCAGCCGACGCGCCGATTGATCTGGATAAGTCGCGGACTTCCTTTGCGTAATCAACCGTGTCGGAAACAACGGATTGATAAACGCCGGAAAGAGTTTGGAAAGCCTGACCAGCTAAACCAATGGCGTTATTAATGCCAGTGAAAGTGCCCATCAACGAATCCCATTTTGACATAGAGCCAGAAGCACCATCGCCGGCGGTCTTGGCAGCAGTCCCAAGACCGGTCAACTGTTCTTTGACTTTGTTTATGTCATCGGACGCGTTATTCTGCGCGCTAATAATCATCTTTATATCAGGCATGTTTCACTCTCAATCCATTTACCTGCGACACGATTTCCCACGCGTCGTCGTGCTCACGCTTCCACTTCGCCGCTTCGCCAGCTTTCTTGCCGTCACGCTTGTAAGCCTTGAAAGCCTGGTACACGTTGTTGCATTGCCGCATTTTCTTCATCAACCCAGCCGGTTGGTCCATAACGCCGCCAGAATAAGGCAACGCCCTGTATTCTTCACATTCCAACGCCAACTCCAGCAGCTTCGGCAATTCCCTTACCGTGCCCTCTGCGTAATCGGCAACGGCGATCAGGATAAAGGGTCAATGGCTAACGCCTCTGAGAACATCTTCGCAATGCAGTCAGCCAGCCACACAATCTGACCCGGCTTGGCATTGTCCACATCCTCAAGCGTCCATTTCGGCTCGGTCATAAACTCCTGCTTGACCGCCGCCCTCACCGAGTCACCGCGCCACACCGACAATGGCATCTTTTCCTTGCCCTGCATGTCGCGGTGAAAGTCCTCAAGCGTCTTTTGGCTTATCTCTTTCAATACGCACTTGCCGAATTTCTTGTGTTCGAACTCCATTTGTCATTGTCCTTAGATCGTCTGAACTGCGGAGGTGGTGTCGATGGTCAGCCAGTTGCTTCCGGTTGGGTTATATACGCCATCCAGCACGAGGTCGTAGGTCATCAGCCCGTTTTTGTCCTGGAACAACTCAGGCGCTTGCAAGGTGTGACCGGCGAAGTTGATTGTCATCGAGCGCAATGTGCCAGCAGACCCGGTGGTATAGATGATGCGGACACGCTTCTCTAAGATCGCGGAAGCCGCGCCCAGCATCGCGATCAAGTAATCATCGGTGGAGGTGTTCAGCTCAAGACTGAGTTTCAACTGACCGCTCCACTTCTGGTCATAGGTTGCGGTCGGAGTGCACTCACCCAAGAAGTTGTGGTACTCGCGGTTGGCGTTGACGCTCAATTCCCAAGAGAACGCGCTCGAAGCCAACGGAGTAAAGGTTGTTCCAGTCCAGGTCTCAATTGCGACAGAAGCCATGCAGCCACTCATGCGCGTGCCGGTGGTTAGGTCAGCAAGCGTTGCCAATGCGCCTTCAATTACCTTGCCACCCATCAACGACGCTCCCACGCTCACGCCGCCGTTTGACTCGCCGCTCAAAGTCAAGCTCGTGACAGTCGCGTCATTCATCTGCCAGACTTCATTCGCCTGTCCGAATTGCAAGGTTGCCACGTGTGGAGTTATGGCTGTGGTAATGGGCGCGGCATACTCGCGCACGTAAGGACCAGCACCTGTCGGTGTGGCATCCGTGCCAAACAGCATCTCAAGCCAATAGTTGATCTCTTCGAAGTCGGTGTCGCTGGTTTCCGCACTGGCGCTCGAAAGATAGCGGTCCAATACGGTTTGATGCGTCGGCGACATTGTGCCGCGTAATTGGTCAAGCGCGCGGGTCTCAAGTTCAGGGCGCAGCTTGAAGCTCGACACGTTCTGCAACTTGCGAGTTGCGGTTGCGTTTGCCGTTCCGAAAGCCGACTGCCAGCCGAGTTGTAATACGTTGTGTGCGTTAAGCATTTTCTACCTCTTTTTGTTTCTCTAATTTGTAAATGCCCGCTTTTAGCGCGGCTTTGGTCAGCTCCTTCGGGAACTGTTTCCACTCGTCCGCGTCAATGTCACGCGCTGGCAGTCCCACGAAGTAATCTTGCCCTGAATAAACGTATTTATCCACTGATTACCTCTCTAATTTGTAATTGACATAGAACGCCGGCATAATACCTGCCCGACCCTATCGGCCATTCGTATACGCTTGGCGTTATGGTGACGTTCTCAAGCGTTGAGTTCGTATACGGGCACTTGCCCCACGCCCTCATCGCGTCCAGATATTTGCCAGCGTAATCCACCAGCTTTGGCGCGTATTCCCTCAGCCCGATGCCCTGTTCGCTTGCTTGCCACAGCATCAAATCGTTCACCTGCCACACGATCGCCATGCCAGTTCCAAGCGCAATGTGCACGCCCTCCCGTCCTTCGCCAGGTATTGAGTTGACTGGCAACAATAACCGGCAAGGCAATTGCGCGGTATTGATTGACTCCGGCAGCTCGTCCAGATCGTATGCGGTAGGTGTTACGCCGGCGGTGGTGGTGACTGCTAAATTGGCAAGCGAGTTATAAATCTGAGTAATGACGCTCATATCCCAATCCTCCGCTTGTAACGGTCAAGCAGCTTTTGCACGTCCGAAGGCAAGCCGCTCGGCATAATCGTCACGCCGTCGCCAGTAATCATCGGTCTGTCAATGTCCGCTGAAGTGTCCTTTTGCCGATAAAGGAACGCGCTCAATCTTATGCAAGCGTGCGCAATATCAGCCGGCGCGGTTGAGGAGTATCCCCACGTGCCAGCAATAGAGATTTCAGCATCATCGGTTGAGAAGTTCCACGACTTGTCGTAATCCAAACGGAGCTTCCATTTCGGATTGTCATTGCGCGGGAACAGCCGATAATCGGTTGAGGCGAGGGATGTGGCGTCACCATTGGTCAAGGTGGTAATAGTCAGCAAGTCGTTGCCCCACAAGTTTAGGTCTTGCCCGTCCACGTAGCTATCATCAAAATAGCGCGTTTCAGTGGCGGCTTCGAACTTCCTGCCGGTGTAAGCCTCGATGATGCCTTGCGCCCGTGCCACTAACGCGCCGATGAGCGTGTCTTCAGTGACGGCGGTGATGCCCAAATAGGCTTTGACTTCACTTGTGGATGCGTATGCCATATTACTTGACCGCCTTTACTTTCGACTTGGCTTTGTTGCCAACGATCTTGATTGCCGGTTCGCTCTCAATCAATTCGACATAGCCGCCACGCAGAAAAGCGTCAACGGCTTCGTCTGGTAGTTCGCCAACCGTGCCACGCTCAAATTCGACTGCCTTGCGGTCGATCTCGAACCTGAACGAAACAAGTATCTTTACTGCTTTCATAGCAATTCTCTACTTTCTTAGTGCGCGGTTTCGTAGCCCTCAATGTAGAGAATCACGATTCCGCCTTTTGCATCGCCAGCGGTGGCGATCTTCAACTGGAGCTTCGAGTTTTTTACCCACATCAACTTGGTCGCGTCCGTCACTTGCACGGTTGCGGCTGATGTGACATCCGCGCCGGAGCCGTGCAGAACGTCATAGCCGTCCGCGTCAAGGATGGTCACATCGTAGAGGTTGGTCGGTGCCGTGCCCCCAGCGTCTGAAGCGAGTACCGCCCTCACAACGCGCCCCGAATAGGCTTTCGTGGTCGTAGAATCAACCACGCCCAAATCGGTGCAAGCCCAATCCCACTTGATTTTTCTAATTGCATGGGGAATGCTATCTTCTGTAATTGTTACAACTTGTGCTGTTGCCATAAATGCATCTCACTTTCGAGGGAGGTCAGGCAGGGAGCGTGAACTCCCTGCCACTTAGCCCCCAACTTTGTTAGACGATGACCGCTTCAGTTGCGGCGGTCTTCGGGTACGTGCCCGAACCTTCGTACAATACAGCCACAGCGCCAACTAACACAACATCGGTTGCGGCTGCGGCAACGGCTTTCTGGTAAGGCTTGGCGCGATTGACGGGAACGTCAATCGCGTAAACTTTGCTTGCTCCAGTTGCGGCTGCAATTTGAGTTAATACCGCTCCGGTAATATCAGTAGCAGCGACATTCATTGCGGCTGCGGAGTCTTCCTGAACTTTGTAGTCCAGTGTTGCGCCGGTCGCCATTGCGCCAGTAGAGATAATGTGACATACACGGTCAAAACCAGTGCAGTCAATCGCGACTTCGGTCAGTGCCGTGTTGGAACTTACTGGCACAATCGAGGGTACTATTTTCATTCTTCCTAATAGGTTCATGGTCTTTTATCCCCTTTCAGGATTATGATCCGCCCTGGGTCAAGTATTTGAACGCCAAAGTCTGGAGTACAGCAGAACCGAAGCGCTGGCTGATGAAGATACCAACCTGCCCGTTAGCCTGGTACAAATACGGATTACGGACGGCTTTCAAGCCCTGTCGTTCAGCGAATGCAAACATGCCGAAGTCGCCAACCAGCACGGACTTCTTGGTGTTCGCAATAGCTTCCATGTCGGGTGAAATCAGAGCAGGAATGTTCATGAAGTCGCCACCGGATGGTGTCGGAATGAACATAAAGTTGTTTCCAGTCAAACCTTGCAGATAGAACTTGGTTGAACCAAGCATCAGCAAGCGAGTGTTCTGGTTGTGGTACTCTGATCCAAGAGTGCCAATGGTCTGAACCAACTCAGCAGCGGTAATCGCCACTTGAGCGGCGGTGGTAATGCCAGACGCGGTTGCGCCAGCCAGTACACCTTGCGGCATGGATGAACCAGAGCCGATGGTGCAGTAGTAATTTTCAGAAGCAGCAGAAGCGCGGGCAATCACGGAAGCGAGATAGCTTTCCAAGCCAACAGCATCGCCATCGAGCATTTCTTCCGAAACTTTGAGCATCTTGCCCATTTTGTAAATTGTGATTGCAGCCGTACCAAACACGGGATCGTTCTCGACATAAGCGCCCTCTTCAGCTACCACAGCCAATTTAGTGGCGGCGGTGGCTTCAGTTGGAATTTGGATGCGGTCGTGATTGGTGGTCAGACGCAAAACGGGAGCCTTGCGAACCCAAGACAAATCCTGGCGCTGCTCGATGATGCGTTCATAGAAATCATCAGGGACGGCGTAACCGCCTTCGTTGTCAGTGCCAGTCTGCCATGAGCCTTTGGCAGTCAATTCGAGCTCATTACCAGCGAATCCGCGTGGATTATCGCCTTGTGCCCAAGCCATGAACGCCTTGCCGAAGCTGGCAGATTCTTTTGCGTTTTTGACCGTGGGAACGCCCTTGACTTCGCCGGGTGCGGCTTTCATTTCGTCAAGGAT